GTCAAGAAGAAAAAGAAACGATCTCTAGTCGAGTCTAACTGGAAGACGTACTACGGTTCTAACTTAGAGCTCATAGCTGACGTAGATAAAAAAGAAAGGACCTCGTTTAAGCGCGAGGTCCTTCACTTGTGTGCGTCTAAGGGCGAGTGCAACTACTGGGAGGCTTACGAGCAGTTCACCAGAGGCGTGCTATTGAGCGACGAGTACTACAACGGACACATCTGGGTCCGCGTACACCGCAGTCACCTTAAGTCTTCTTCTCGGGTTGCTCGCCGGGGATCTTGAGTCGATAGTCTATAGCGCCGTCGTGGACGTTTAAGTCCTGCACTACGGCATCAGCGAGGTTCTTTAGGGGGTGTTCTACGCCCCCTAATTTACACATGAAGGCAGTCAGCACTTCTCTAATGAGGATGATGTCTACCTCTCTGAGGTGCACCTCTTCGCTGTTACCATCTAGATTCAGGCTACCGATGCTCTGAATGATGTGATCCATCAAGTTGTCTGCGACGTCGTGATAGAAGTCCAACTTCATCGCCTCGATAGCCTTAGCCACCTCGTCGACAGACGTCGGCGTATTACTTACGTCTAGTCGCTTATTCTCTTTTGGGAAGGTGATGACGTTGTCCATGGTAACTCCTAGAAGTGATAATCCCATGGTATTTACACTTCCACGATTAGTGGCTTGTAGTCGTCGTAGTAAGGCGTCTCTTTAGGATAGCCGCGAGGATGACAGACCACTCGAGTATCGCCGATCATGTAGTCGCAGGCTTCGTGAGTGTGCCCGTGCACGATCAGCTTCGGCGGCTTCTTCATATCCAAGATCTTATAGGAGAGTTCGGTCGCGAAGAAGTCATTGCCACCAGACTCCCTGTACTTGGAATGAACCGACTGGTATGACGGCAGGTGATGGACTACCCACACATCTGCATTGGATCTGAATAGATGCTCCTTATGATTTATGTGTGTCTTCACGTACTTGTCATAGTTCATGCCTCTGATCTGACGACAGTCTACCATGTACTCCTTGAAGTCCCACCAGCGAGTAGGCGAGATCTCGGTCCAGAGAGTGGCGCCCGCGATCTTGATGCCGTCTACCTCGATAGTGTCAGGAAAGTCTACGTCGGCGTTAGCGAACGATTTCCCGTAGTAGTCGTGGTTGCCTGGCACTGCGAAGTACCTATCACCCATCTCTTTCTCGAGCCAGTCACGCATTAGCTTATTTGGATGCGTGTCACCAGCATTCAGGTAGAACACTTCAGGATCTAGCTCTGGCGGATACCACGGCTGAAACTCCATGTGTAGGTCTGAGATGATACCGAACTTCATTATTCAACTTCTTTCCATGACACTACTGTCACCCTATAGCCTCCCATGGCCTCTGCCCAGAGTAGGGCCGCGTCTGAACTCGACGTGCGTACTACAGACTCGTAGATATAGGCACCGATGGAGTAACGAACTGTGTATTCTTTCATTGCTTGATCACCTCTCTGCATAACAGCAACCTGTCTGGCCAATTGTTTCCGCCTTCATTGTAATAAGCTAGTGTGTGAAGTGTGCCATCTTTAGGCTTAGTGTCTTTGAAGAGCTCGATCGTCGGCATCTCCCAATCATAACCAGGTTCTGAACCATAATTACGGGCTATCCAGTCGGCAAGCGCGCTGTACTTATCACGCCTGAGATACATCGTATTTCTAGTCTTATAGACTCTCACTTCACTACCCTCAATAGTATTGTGTTCTCATTTATGCGATCCTGCAGAGTCGCTTCCTTCAGGTCGTCCATGACCTTGCGCAGGATGATCTTACCACCACTCAAGACGGACTGGACGATCTTTTCGCCTTGCCTGCCTGTGCGACGAGTCATGGTCGTCTTCTCGTCGAAGTTGACTATGCTAGACCTCTTGATGTCTAAGCCGCCGCGATCGATGGCTCGGAACACCGTGAGCGTCTTGTACTTGACGTTGTATGTCCAGAGCTCGGCCGCGCCGACGATCTGCTCTGGCGACACCGAGGCGAGCTTGGTCTCTTGGTCTTCCTTCTTATAGCGGAAGTTCTTCAGTTTCTTCTCCACGCTCTGCGGCTTCTTCTTACGAGGAGTGCGGAGCTTCTTGGCGTTCTGTCCGTAGCGAAGCAGGTCTGACATCATCTTCTCGAGGAAGGCAATACGAGACCTGAGCCACTTCTTAGAGAAACGTGAGTAGGCCTCGTTCACCTGAGGATCAGATCCCTCGACGGCGAGCTCCAGCTCCTCGTACATGCCCGCGTAGTAGGCTGCCATCTTAGTGGTGTGTTGAGCGGGTATCTCTGCCTTCTGACAGAACTCGTAGGCGTCGAACTCGGTGATCTCTCCGAGATAGTGCTTGTCCATCACTTCCTCGAGGTCACCTATCAGGTCGGCCACTCGATCACGGATCCTCTCCTGAATGTTAGGCTTCTCAGAGGCCGGCTTCTCTTCCTTCTTATCTTCGTCAGTAGACCGCTTGCTGAAAGCTTCACGAAGCTTGTCATCGAGGAAGTCATATGTGTGAGAAGTGAACTGGACACCACGCGAGGACATGCGGGCGATCCAGGCACAGGTCAAGGGGAATAGGTTGTCAGGCACGGTCTTCAGCCTCTTGGCGTCTTCCAACCGGCCGTCTTTTTTCAGGAAGTCAGTGAGCCACTCTCGTGCCTCCGATAGCTCGGCCATGGACCCGTACCACGTGTAGGCACGGATCCTCTCAGCATCAGACAAGATCTGCCCAGGCTTATACACGGGCTCATCTCCGAGATACTTCTGATTTACTAGGTAGACTTCAGATCTCGTCTTCTTGATCTTCTTTGGAGGAGCTTTCCTGATTAACTTCTTGGGCATTACTTGGAATCCTTAAGATTTGACTAGATCTTATCTAGTCGTATGAAAAATGTACACGGTTAAATTTAGAGAAGCCCTGGAGCCCCTCCGGCCAGTCTGGGATAGGGTAATATGGCCTGCCGGCCACGGGGCTCCTGTGCGCTCCGGAGAGCTCTGGAAGGGCTCAAAAAGTCTAATCTTTTCAGCGGCTTGCCTGTCGGTTTTGAGCTCTCTGCAAGCCATTGATATTGTTAGACTAAAAAAAGTTCGTATCATGCGCACTTTTTTCACCCTGGGCATGTACATTTATGGGCACCCTGGGTATAAAGAATCATGATCAAGGAAAGGAACAACATGAACCGGGAATTCACCATCACCGCTCCCAAGACCTACGCCAGCAGGGAAAATGCCCGTAAGGCAGTGGCCAAGATCGGTGCCGAGCGCCTCCGCCACTTCATCATGCAGAACGATGAAGGTCGCTTCTTCCCGGTGTTCGTCGGTCAGGAAGCGGTACAGGAAGGCATCCACTTCCACTTCAACGTGGTTGGTTGACATAAGCTTCAAAATAGGTTATTATCTAATTATGAACAACGGAGATAGACAGATGTGCCCTTCTGAAATTCGTGAGATGTATGATATGAACCCCAACATGACAGTCGCTCAGCTTGCCCGGATGGCAGGCATTACCGTCAATCAAGTCAAGCGTATTCTGATGCAATCTGCTAGCTGCCCTTTCTAAGGAGAAACCGATGTTTGGATGGCACATCGTCTGGTTCTACGCAAAACAATATGGCTATGGTTCGAAAGAACATAGGCTAGCACTTTCCAGATACAAATAACGGTTGACTCTGGTCACCAGATAGCCTATAAGTAACTATGAACAACGGAGATACACAGATGACTCTCGATGAATTCAAGACCATGGTCGCTCGTCACGACCTCACCTACAACTACTCAGACGACGCCGGTGTTCGGCGTCTCGGTCACGCGGCCTACATGAAGATCAAGGAAGCTGCCGAGCAGCTCCCTCGCGAGGACGCGGTCCGGATCTGGAACTCAGAGGTCGACCGCAAGCTGGTAGACGGCACCGGCTTCTACTGGGAATAGCGGTTGACATTTTTTGGCACTCAGGGTAAGATGCTCATATGATGAAAACTCTGCTCCTCTCTCTTCTCTTGGCGGCGCCTACCCCTCCGGGGCTCCTGGCTCTCGTCTTCCTCATCACTTTCTTCACCGTTCACGCTTTCCTCAAGGAGGTCTACTATGCACATCAATGAAATCGAAGCTCTCGCCATGCGGTTGCGTAGCCTCATCCGCCGCGCCGACACGTTCGGCCACTCTCGCTCTGCTATCCTCGAAGAAGTCAGCTTCGTGGCTCGCGACCTCGAGAAGCAGGTCAA